TGTTCTTTTGTATATCATAAATAAAAATCCCTCTACTGTCTCCAGTATCTCCAAAGTTATGTTGATATGGACTACCTAAATAAAGGATTTCTCCATCATTATATCTCCTGTGATCCGTTTTATGGAAGTGACCAGAGACTACAACAGGAGCATACTTGAAAAGATCTTTATAAGAAAATCCATGTTCACAAACTTTGTACGAATTCATATAAAATGAACTAATTTCTATATGAGAAAATAAAATATCACATTTTGGAAAATCATGAAGCTCTGTACCCCAAGGAACTAAACCTATCTTTTTATTAAAAGGTCCGTTTACAATCTCTGGTTTATCATCAATAATATGGATGTTATCCCAACCATTTAAAAGTTTTATAGAATTAATATCACTTGATTCTTTTTTAAAACAATCATGGTTTCCTGTAGAAATATAAATTTGAAAATCTTTAAAATAATCAAAAAACTGTTTTGCAACCGATAATGTTTCAACTGAAATTGCACTTCTATTATGAAATATATCTCCCGGTATGATTATATCGGTAACCATAACTTTTTTATATATCTCAGATGCCCATTTTGCAAAATTTAAAGCAATTTCATGCCATTTATTATCATCTTGCCCTAAACCAAGATGTATATCCGAAAAGCATCCTATGTAACGATTGTCAATATTCACGATTGTTTTCTTTCATTATATGGATATTGTTGTTCTTTGACAAGTTACTAAAGTGTTCTGACATAAATAAAATTTCTCTTTGGTACTTTTCATGTGTTTCATGAATGTGTTTTTCTTTTTTAATTCTATTAAGAAAAGCATTAAATGCAATGCGTGTAAAATAAGAAAATGGATTTGTTCCTTTAGTATGATTGTATTTTTTAGCAATCAATGCTTTCATCATCCTTATGACACCATCACCAACCATTTCTTCTCTGTATGAATAATTAATAAAGTTATTTGCATAACTTAATTTGTGAGAAATTTTGCTTACCATTTCTGCTAAATTATCAGACATTTTTCCACTTTCATAATAATTCATAATTTCCGTATCAAATTCTTTTGGATCAACATAAAATTTTGTTTTATCTACGATTTTTGTTTCGGGAACAACAATTTTTTCTATTTCAATTTCAGTTGTTTTTTCAGATTCATCATCTTGAATTTCTAATTCAACATCAGTATCATCCCTTGAATCGTAATGATCATCTAATATTTCATCTTCAACGTCATCTTTAAATTCATATTCTACAGTGTTAGATAGAATTTTTTTCCTGTGGTTTGGGTTATATCTCTTTTTTCTCATAATTGTATTTTTCTGTCTTGTAAAGTTTTATTCGCTCATTAAGATGAACTTTGCCATACTTTGTATTATCGGAAATATCAAAAATATTAGCCATTGTTTTTGTTGGATGTAACCTTAAAGCACGACCAATAGACTGCATTATTTTAATTTTAGCCTTACCAGCAGAAGCAAAAATAATATTATGAAGATTTGGTATATTAATTCCTGTGCTGAATATTTTTGACACAGCAATTACAATTATATCATTACGCTCATTCATTAATTCTCTTATTTTCTCTCTTTCATCCACTTCGGTAGATCCTCTAATGAAAAACACAGGTCTTGGTGGGTTATAAATTGATTTTGATAAATTTGGATCTTCTAATATCTGCAAAGGTCTAAGTTCTTTTTCTAATTCTTCACCATGAGCAATACGATCAACCATTATTATGGTGTTATTTTTAACTCTTAATGCAATTTTTGATATAATTTCATTTCTTCTTTTATTATTGATTAAATAATTTAATTCATTTTCATATGCTTCAGTTGGTCTAAATGTATTTGCTGAAAAATTTGGAATGCTTGTATGATTTATGTTTAAAATTGTAATTTTAAAATCTGAAACATAATTTTTATCTTTTAAATCTAAAGTTTTTTCTTCATAAAGAACCGGACCAATTTTTCCAATAATATTCCATTGATCAATTAAACTTGGAGGCATTGTTCCGGTAAATCCAAACTTGTAATCCGTATTTACAAGTTGAATAACTTTGTTAATTTCATTACCCCTCCTCAAACCATGAGTTTCATCAACTAAAAATATATCAATATCATTTAAAATTGATAAATCAGTTTTATTACTTAAAAGTAATTGTGTACCAGCTACAATAGTTGTAGCATCAATATCTGGTACATTGTCACCAGACCACTTTGTAACTTTTTCTATACCATATTCTTCAAAATCTTTTGCTGTCTGAGTTACTAATTGAATTGAAGGTACAATAACCATAGCTTTAGCATCTGGTTTATTCATATTAAGTCTTAAACTTTCTATAATACCAGCCATGATTAATGTTTTACCACCAGCTGTAGGTATAACTATAACACCTCTACCTTTTTCTATTGCTTTCTTAATAGATGTTTCTTGATGATCTCTATACACCATAGAATATTGTTTAATAATTGGATTTTTAAATCCATTTTTAAATTTATTTTCCAAACTGCTATCAATTTTGTATAATAATTGTTCAGAATCCATGTATGCTTTGATATTTTCTAGTAATCCAATATCAAATTTACCACTAGGTGTAATGGCATAAAGTCTTGCTGGAGCAAAACGATTATTTTTTCTAAATGCTGGATTAGAAATTGAAAACTTTTCTCTTATTAAGTTTAAAGTACCAACATCAGTTATTATATTAGCTTGTTTATTACTAATTAAATTTAAATTTACCATTAGGTTGTCTCAAGCACCATTAATTTGGTGGCATTACCTATATCATAGGTAAACGATGAGAATATCTTTTCAACTTTTTCAAGATATTCGATCAAAAGATCACAATCTGCAATCTCTTCGTTAATTTTTTTGATAACTTCGGAACTTTCAACTTTAAAATTTAATGAAGCTTTTGGTATACCTGTAGGTATTTCTTTACTCATAGCTTTTAAAACTTCATCCTTTAAATCTTTTTTTCTTCTTTCAAGATTTGATTTATTTCTTTTCTCTCTAATTAAACGAGCAACCCATTTATGTTTTATAGCAGGAAGCATAAGTTGTTTTTCGAGAATGTTAATTTGATCAATCTTAACATCTTCTGAAATTTCTTCGTTAAATTTAGATAATATATCCATAAGTATACAATATAAAGCAATAATAACATATGTTTACTAAATTTCAACAAAAGATTAATAATATTTTAGAATTTGCAACAGTTAATGCATCAGGTGTAACTCCAAATTCAACTGGTTCATTTGGAAGTACCTCAAATCCAATACCATTTCCTATTAGTGGTGATGGTTATAGTGATAATAACTATGCAACAATGTCAATTGCTGGTGGAGTAAATCCATCAAAAAGAAAAAAACCATATTTTCCTAAAGGAAAAAAAATAAAAATGCCTAAATTACCAAATAAAATTGGAAAATTCTCTTTAGCTCGTAGAAATCTCATAATATCAACTTAATGGATAACGGACATTGGACATTAAATGAATCTGTAGTCATTACAGAAGAAACTTTTGGTTTTATATATGAAATAGTTAATAATATTACTAATATGAAGTATATTGGTAAGAAACAATGTAAGTCTCGTATCAAAAGGAAACCATTAAAAGGTAAAAAACGCAATAGAATTGATTATAAGCAATCGGATTGGAAAGAATATACTAGTTCGTCTAATGATCTTAATGACGAAATTAAAAAATATGGAAAAGAAAATTTTTCATTTAAAATATTAAGAACCTGTGACTCAAAATGGGCACTTGCTTATTATGAAATTAAAGAACAAATTGATAAAGATGTTTTATTTCGTTCTGATTACCATAATGGAATTATAAATTGCAGAATTGGTAAAGCTCCAAAACTTGAACTTGATAAGTTCAACATTGGTAAGTAAATATTCATATGGTTTCTCACTGCATATATTGTAATTCTAACACTTACGGAAGACCTTGTATTTTTTCTCCAACAAAAACGCATGTACACTTTGATGTAGCTAATAAATGCATTTATTGTGGTTCAAAGGTATTGGGTTCAGGTTGTCCATTCAATCCATTTGGTAAAATTCACATTAGAGGTGCAGAATATCTTGCAAATGTTAAAGAACAAGTTGAAAAATCTTCAATTTTAAAGTATTTGTATGAAAATATTACAAAAACACAAGAAATTAAGTATAGTTCACCTTTAACTAGGTTCTATAGAAGGCTATGTGGCATATTATCAAACGCAAGTGATCCATTATTGGAAGCATTTAAATTTCAAAGTAAACCAAATTATGCTAATTTATCTAAAGAACAAACTGTACATATCTTTGAACTTAAAGAAAAATTAAAATTCCAATTAAAAAATTTTTCAAATACAGTTAAAAATGCTAACTTAACATTACCTCAAGAAATAGTTGAAGAAATACTTATTGATGCTATAATAAGTGACGATGGTAAGAAAAAATAAACAATATTTTCTATATTATTTAAAAGATAATATCCTTATTTTTGACATTTTTGATTATATTGAAGAGTTAGCAGCTGATTATGTTGATTATTGTTTTGAATGGAACCTTACAAAAGAAAATTTTGTAGTAGAAAAGACAACTAACATCAAACAATATATAAATTTATACACAGTTGATGTTTTAATTAAATTAAATGACACATTAGTTAAAAATAACTGCAAATTGTTATGTTT